TGTGATGACTGTTCTTGAGAAGACCATCGAGAAGGCTGTGTGTGACTACGCGAAGCAGAAGGGCATGGAGGTCTACAAGTTCACCTCACCGGCCCGTGTCGGTGTCCCCGACCGACTGTTTCTGGCTCCGCATCAGCACGCCTTCTTCATCGAGTTCAAGCGACCGGGCGGCAAGCCGACAGCCGTGCAGGAGCGCGAGGCCAAGAAGCTCGCCATGTGCGGCTTCAACATCTACCTCGTGGACGACATTGACAAAGGCAAGTCGGTCATCGACAACGAGTGGGAAGAAGCCCTCGCCAGGATGCGCGTCTACACGGCGATGATGCAGAAGATCGCTCACCAGGAGCAACAGTCAGCGACCAAGCACTGACCATGCTCGTCCTCGTGGCCTGCGAGTTCTCGGGAGCGGTGCGCGACGCCTTCACGGCGCGCGGGCACTTCGCCGTCTCCTGCGACCTCCTTCCAAGCTCCACACCGGGCCTGCACTGGCAGGGCGATGTTCGCCCGCTGCTCGGGCTCGGGTGGGACATGATGATCGCCTTCCCGCCCTGCACCTACCTCGCCGCCTCAGGGATGCACTGGACGACCAGGGGGATGCGCGACCCGCAGCTCACCGAGAATGCCCTCGACTTCGTTCGACTGTTGATGGACGCCCCGATCCCCCGCATCGCGATCGAGAACCCGGTTGGCGTCATCAACAGTCGAGTTCGAGCGCCTGACCAGATCGTGCAGCCCTGGCACTTCGGGGACGACGCCAGCAAGCGCACCTGCTTCTGGCTCAAGGGGCTTCCGCTGCTGCGGGAGACCAACCGGCTTCCCGGCGACAGTCGCACCCGCCGCGCCAATCAGACCCCGAGCGGCCAGAACAAGCTCGGCCCATCGAAGGATCGCGCCCTCCTGCGCAGCAAGACCTACCCCGGCATCGCGCGTGCGATGGCCGAACAGTGGAGCATCGCATGACCCCTCACCAGTTCTCACCCCTCAACCTGTTCCCGTACCAGCAGCGCGCGATCGAGTTCCAGACCAGCCGCGCACAGTCGGCGCTGTGGCTCGACATGGGCCTCGGGAAGACCGCGATCACGCTCACCAGCATCGCCCACATGCTCAACTGTGGCTGGCTCAACGGCGTCATCGTCGTCGCGCCGATCCGCGTCTGCCGCCTTGTGTGGCGGCAGGAAGCGATGAAGTGGTCACACACTTCGGGCTTGAAGTTCTCGATGGTGGTTGGCGACCAAGACCAGCGCCTGCGAGCACTGACGACGAAGGCCGACATCTACCTCATCAACTACGAGAATCTGGAGTGGTTGGTCGAGGTACTGCAAACCTACTACCTGTCGCGCGGTCGCCCGCTGCCAGCGAACGGAATCGTCTTCGATGAGCTGTCGAAGTGCAAGAACAGCGCCACTCACCGCGTTCGCGCCCTCAAGAAAATCCTGCCGAACTTCATCTGGCGGACGGGACTCACCGGCACACCAGCCAGCAACGGCTACAAGGACTTGCACGGACAGTTCCTCGTACTCGACGGTGGCCTGCGCCTTGGCGAGTCCAAGACACAGTTCGAGTCGCGCTGGTACAAGAAGGCGGGGCCATACAAGCGGGTGCCCTACTCCGACACCGAGGAGCAGATCAAGAAGCTCATCGGAGACATCACCCTGGAGATGAGCGCCGAGGACTACAACCCGCTGCCCGACATGATGCTGAACGATGTAACAGTCGAGCTGCCGCCCGACCTGCGGGTGAAGTACGACGCGATGGAGGAGGAGTTCTTCATCCGCCTGGAGAGCGGTGCCGAGGTCGAGATGTTCAACCAAGCGTCGCTCACCAATAAGTGCTTGCAGTTCGCCAATGGCGCGATGTACCCGGTGGCCGGGATGCCCCTGTGGGAGCCGATCCACGACCTCAAGCTCGACGCGCTCGAAGACATCATCGAGGAGGCCGGGGGACAGCCGGTGCTGTGCAGCTACGCCTATGTCTCGGACGCCGAGCGCATCATGCGCCGCTTCCACAAGCTGCGCCCGATCAACCTGACGCAGTGCAAGTCCGAGCGGTCGCTCAAGGAGGCGATGGATCGCTGGGTCAGCGGCGACTGTGCGTTGATGATCGGGCACCCGGGCAGCATGGGTCATGGGATCGACGGCTTGCAGAAGGCCGGTCACACGCTGGTCTGGTACGGGCTCAACTGGTCGCTCGACCTCTACGAACAGTTCAACGCCCGCATCCGCCGCCAAGGTCAGGGTGCGCCTGTGATCTGCCACCGCATCCTCTGCGCGAACACGCTCGACCAAGCACAGTCGCTGGCGCTCGACCAGAAGGCCAACACGCAGGCGTCGCTCCGCAAGGCGATCAAGGAATACCACCAGCAGCGCAGGGGTCGCTAAAAAGTGTTGCACTTCTGCGCGTCGCGTAGTATCGTATTCATTCCAACTAGGAGAAACCGATGAGAGACACCCCGTATCCCAACTGGAAAGCCCTGTCCACGGAGGTCAATCAACTGGACGAGGCGCAGCTCCAGCGCGCGATCAACCTCGAAGTGGTCGGCCCCTGCCGAGCCGTCTTCATCGAGCGCCTGCACATGCGCTACTGCAAGCTGCGCGCGGCCCGTGAGCGCGCCCTGCTGGTCAAGAAGGAGCTGATCCTGCTATGAACGACGAAACGAAGGAGCTGCATATCGAGCGCAACTACACGGAGAAATACCGAGCCGCCTACATCACCGAGGTCGGCAAGGTGAGCACACTGAGAAAGCAGAACGATGAACTGTGCGCGATGCTGGAGCGCGTGACCCCCTATGTTCGGGAAGCCTGCTGCCTCGGCATCGAGGAGTTCAAGCTCGTCGGTGAAATCGAGAACCTGATCGCGAGGGCGAAGAAATGAGCACGCTCAAGACGCTCCGCGAAGTTCGCAAGCTCGTCGCGTCGATGGGCATGACAGTCGAGCGGGTTGTCGAGGGCAAGCACCTCAAGCTGCACCTCGACACCCCGAGCGGCAAGCACATCATGGTCATCGCTCGAACCGCGTCCGACGCGCGGGCGGGACAGAACATGAGGATTCAACTTCGGAAGTGGTCAACCAAGGGAGAACAGTCGTGAAGAAGGATTGGGAAATGCACCACGCTCAACGCTGGTCGCACGGCAATCACCGTGTCATGGGGCTCACACCCCGAGTCACGAAACAGTCGCTGGAGGAGCTGAACGCTCCCCGCGCCGAGTGGACGACCGAGGAAGTGGCCGACGCGATCATCATCGCGTTCTGCGTCGCGGCGTCGGTGACGCTGCTCGCCATCGGGCTGTTCAACCGCTTTGGAGGCATGTAATGAGCGAGCGCACCGTCACCATCCGCACCGAGCGGACCCTGACTGTTCCGAGTGGGACGACCCACTGGAACGGCAGCATCGACAACCCGCAGTGGTTCAAGGTCGTGCGGCTCGGGGAGCGCGACCGCACCTACCGGCGCGACAAGAACCAAGGCACTTGGGTGCTGTCGCAGCTCAACTACGACGGGCTGCGGCCTGTCGAGTTCTAGGAGCCGACTGTGGACGACTACGGCGACTACGACGACCTGCCTGCTTGGCCTTACCTGCTGCTGTTCGCGGCGTTCGGCGTCGGCACCGCCTTCTTCCTGGCGTGGCTGATCTTCAACTGTTTCACCTTCATCCGGGGAGTGATGCAATGAGTCTGACTACGAGGTGCCAGAAGGAGTTCGACATCTGGTGGGACCACAACTGTGACGATGAGTGGTTTCGCGTCGTGACCTGCGATGCCGCCTTCCATGTCTGGTGCGAGGGGTGGTATCAGGTGGCTGGCGACAGCTCGCCCACCTTCAAGGCGTCGATGAAGACCAACCCCATGCTGTTCAACAACTACTGGCACGCCACGCGACAGTTGGCGCGCAACAGGTACTTCCGCCGTGAGGCCGCACAGTCGGTATTCAACGCGGCCCGTGACGCGGCGAAGGCGTTCTTGATCGAGGACGCGGAGCCCGAGCGCGAGCCGATGACCCGGTTCGACAAGGTCACGCTCGTCGTGAGCCTGATCGGCAGCGCCTGCATCATGGGCGTCGTTTTCTACCACGCAATCAACTTCATCAGGAGTCTCCCGTGACCTTCCAGACCCACCGCAGCATCCTCTCGCCCGAGGCGAACATGACCATGAACCGCGAGAGCATGATGAACGCGCACGCCCCGCGCCCTGCCGCACCGAGCGTGCTCGTGCAGATCGAACTACTCAGCAAGCAGTGCGACCTGCTGCGTGATGAGGTTGGCGGCATGAACGATGCACTCGGCGCGATCCTGCGGCCCGAGGAGTCCTGCGAACCGCAGCCTTTCGCAACCGCACAGTCGGTCAGCCCCGTACAGAATCGCTTGATCGAACTCACGCGGCGCATCGAGGAGAGCGCGATGATGTTGCGCGACCTGCGGCGGCGCATCGACCTCTAGACGAAAAAAGGCCCGCCGAAGCGGGCCTTTTCCTTGGTGCCTGACTGTTACTTGGCTGCCGGTGCGGCACAGACCGCCAGCACCGCAGCGACCTTCTCGTCATTGCAGAGCAGCTTGAGGGCCGCAGCTTTCTCGCCGAGGTTGTTCAACAGCCGCGCGTTCTCGCGCATCGTGCAACCCTCGTCCTCGACGCTGTAGCCGAACCCCGCCGCGCCACCGATCACGCCGACCGAGACACCCACCGCGATGCGGCAGGGGGCCGTAGGCGTCGCCAGGATGTCGGGAGCCTGCCCGACAGTCGTGACCGTCAGCTTGTCCGGGGTGGTCGGGATGTTGTTGGTGATGCTGGCACCCGAGGCCGAGCCGCTGGTCGTGCTGACCGCCGTGGCGACCCCGACCGTCGAGCTGGAGCGGTTGTCGTTGACGCTGCTCTGGCCCTGCGAGCCGCCTACGCCGATGCCGACCCCCAGACCGACGCCGAGGCCCGCTCCAATGGCCGTCTGACCCTGCTGCTGGCCCTGTAGCTGACCCTGCGCCTGTCCCTGTGCCTGCCCTTGGTTCTGGCCCTGCGCTTGGCTGGCGCTGCCGCCGAAGTTGTCGTTGCCCAGCCCGATGGCGTGGGCGCTGAACGACAGCGCGAGCAGTACGACTGTGATGATGTGCTTCATGGTGTGCGTGCTCCTTATGCGTAGATCGCGACCGTGATCGCGTTGGACTCGATGACGGGAACAGTCAGCGGCGTTCCCGGCGCGAGGATGATGGTCTCCCACGGCTCGTCCGTGGGCTCACCGTTGAGGGCGATGTACTTGCCACCGCTGACCTCCAGGTTGAACTCGCTGGCCTGCTGGTGGTAGACGCGCAGCAGCGCGACGCCCTGCTCAACAGTCAGCCGCAGCTCGCCCTCGAACTTCTCGCGATCCGGCAGGCTCGACGCGCTCCCGAACGAGGGGGCGGCCATGTCGCGGTTCGCCAGCGCCTTGAGGGTGTCGAGCAGCGCGCTCATCGAACCGTCGCCCGTGACCATCATGCCGGTCATGTTGGCCTCGACGATCACCGGCCCGTCGGTGACGACCACGGGGTCATCGAACATGCCGTCGGGGAAATACTTGGCTGTGCCGACCACATCGACCTTGATGACACTCATTGCTGGTTCTCCTTGTTGGTGGGGTTGGGTCTCTGGGGTGGCGTGGTCTCGTGCTCCACGCGAGTGCGCTGACAGAAGCCCACGCATGTCAGCGAGTCGGTCATGTGCGACACCGCGCCGCAGCTACTCATCAGCGGCAGCGTCACCACGAGCAGCAGCTTTCGCATTCTCCATCTCCGTGAGGCGCGCGGCGAGCGCGGCGTTGGCACGGTGGAGCGCACCGTTGCTGGCAGACAGCATCGCGCAACGCTGCGAGAGCGTGGCGATCTGCTGGGCGTATTCGTTGTGGACATCGGCGATGTCCATCTGTGGCGCGGTGTTCAAATCAAGACCTCCCAATTGAGCGTGAAGTCAGCAGACACCTGCACGCTGTTCGCGTCGGTCACGGTGCAGCGCAGGACAGTCTGCCCCACGAAGCCGCCCGCCTGCGAGGCGGTGTTGAAGCCGCAGGATGGCCCGTTCGTGCCGGTGCTGAAGCCGCCGCCTGCGTTGTTGCTGACGATGCTCCAAGCATAGCTCAGGGGCGCGACCCCGCCCGAGGTCAGAACAGTCTGAGACGACGAGAGGACACCGGGCGTCGGACGGAAGACTTGGTGCGGGCTCGACGGGCTGAAGCCGGTGATCGCCAGCGAACTCGGTGCTGCGTTCTGCGTCAGGTTGAAGAAGTCGTGCAGGCCGATCGCGCCCGTGGGCAGCACCACCGGACTACCGTTGCGGTAGTAGGTGCGGCCACGGTAGTAGGCGAGGTTGTTCTGCCCGCCTAGCTCGGCAGCGATCTGGTTCAGGCTGATCGGAGGCGCGGAGGGCGTCGCCATGATTAGCTCAGGGACACGACATTGCCGAGGATGCTCAGGACACCGGCCTGCGTGAGCCGCAGCAGCGGCGCGCTGAAGCCGTTGTTCCAGATCACGAAGTCGCCCGTGCCATCTTGGCACTGCATCCACACACGGTTGAGTCCGTCCATCGCGCGTAGCTGATAGAAGCCCGAGATGACCGAGCCCTCCTTGTTGACCTCGATCTGCTTGTCGAAGTCGTACAGACCCGGCGTGCGGAAGATCATGTTGCCGTTGCCGGGGACGCTGACGATGTAGCTGCCGGGGTTGAACTGGATCAACGGGCTCCCTGCACCGTCGTCACCGAGGTAGAGCGCGGGGAAGTCCACCACAGAGGGGAAGAAACGCTTGCCCGTCCAGTTGAGGTTGCCGCCATCGGACAGCGCCAGCACATACTCAGTCGTGCCCGCTGCATCAGATTGCCGCAGCTCGGTGTTGTTCGCTCCAAAGAGCAAGCCCTGCTTCTTCGTGCCCTGCGTGCGGAGGACACCCCAATACGACTCCGCAGCATCGCCGTTGATGATGTGGTTGGCGACGGTGCCGTTCACCCACGCAGTCGCATCGAACTGGATACTGTTGTCGATGGTGCCGCCGTTGAAGCCGCCGAAGCCGCTCCACGCCGAACCGTCCCACCACTCCATCGCGCCCGTCGAACTGTTCGCGCGGGTCATCCCGAATACAGGGGGGTCAGGCCGCTCGGCGGTCGTGCCAGCGGGCAGGTACGCCGCGCCCGTGTTCGAGTCCTTCGCAACAGTCGTCGCGATGTTGGCCTTGAGCGCGAGCGCGGCGTTGAGCGCCGCATCGCCCGCATCGACATAGGTGATGCTGGCCTTGAGCGCGAGGGATGCCTGCGTCTCTCCGTCCAGCTCCGCGATGGCGTCCTGCACATTCGACGCGCTGATCGTGCCCTCGGGAACGAAGCCGACCTGCGACGCGAGAACAGTCGAGCTGCCCGCGATGTAGTACCAGCCGGTCGGGGTCGTGGTGCTGTTGCTCACATACTGGAGCAGCGTACCCTCGTTCACCAGCGTATTCGCGCCGACGAAAGTCACCGGGTTGTAGACGAAGATCGTTCCCGCCACCGAGACCGCGTAACTGTCGCCCGAGCTGTAGGTCGTGCCGGGGTTCTCCTGCGACGGGTTGAGACCGCCCGAGGCGTCGAAGTAGCCCAGGAACTGTTGCGCTCCAGCGGGCAGCAGCGACAGCGGCACGCGGCCCGAGGCGTCGAGCTTCACAGTCCCGAAGGCGATGTTCGACTTGATCGACAGCTCGGGCGTGCTCGGGTTCGTGTTGATGATCGCGATCATCTGCGGATCGGAGCTGACGATCCCCGTGATGACTGCGGTGCCGGTGCTGTCGTTGACCGCCTTGATGTAGAAGTCCAGCGCCATGTTCTGCGGGCGCGTCTCGGCCTCACCAGCGGCCCCGAGCACGATCCCGGTCGCGGCACCGGCAACAGTCACAGTCGGCTGTGCGGTGTCGGTGGCGAGCCCCGGCGCGGCGACGACGCCGATGCCGGTGTTGGCCGGGTTCACAGTTGCCCGCGAGGAGGGGTTCTCGGTGCTGACCGCCGTGGCGACCATGAGCCCGTTCGTCGCGCCGCTGCCACCCACCTCCAGGCGGGTCGTGTGCGCGTGGCCGGGGTCGGTGATGCCGTGACCGTGGCCCGCCGTCGTGTGACTGTGGACACCCTGCGAGGCCGGGTGAGCGTGCCCCGGGTCGCTGACGCCGTGGCTGTGGCTCGCGAAGGCTGCGGCCTGCTTGCTGCCGATGTTGCGGGTGGCGTCGCGGCCACGGATGAACTCGGCGCGCAGGTCGGGCAGGTTGAAGGTCGTGCTGTTGTCGCCCGCGCCGTAGGTCGTACCGATCGCGGCGAACAGCACCGGGTAGTTCGCGCGGCTCACCGCCGAGCCGTCGCACAACAGCCAGCCGCTCGGAGCCGCCGCGCCGCCGAAGGGCGCGATGAAGCCCACCGGGAAGCCGGTCGCGAACGACATGAAGTTGTCCACATACGCCTTATCGACAGCGGCGCGCGAGTTCGCGGGAGCCTGTCCATTCAGCGTCAGGGGGCCGAGCATCGGCGCGCTGCCGTCGCGCGGCAGGCTGCCGGTCAGCGCCTCCGCGATGTCGTCCATCGTTCCGTTGGCCCACACCGACTCGATGGTCGTTCCGGGGATCACCGGGTTGCCAGCGGGGAGGGTGTAGAACCCTTGTGCGTTGCGCGGCATCTTCTACTCCTGGCGGGCGGCGTTGGTTGCGGCAATCGTACCGCTCAACACTGCGGGGTTGTTGCGTACAGATTCGATGAGCCGGATCACAGCGCCGTGCTCGCTCGGGGGAACGATCGAGAGCAGCCTGCGGAACTCTCGCGCGTCGGCACCGGCTTTCAGGATCACATCCCTGACCTGATCGTTGGTGGTAGCGCCCATCACACGCAGGGCGCGGCGCATGATCGTCATGGTCTGCGAGAACACAGGCGGGAGCATGTTCTCGATCTGCGTGAGGTCGTTCTTGTCGGGCAGCGCGGCGCTGGTGCTCGGACGGTCGAGGGCTTCGACTGTTGCCTTGCGGCGCAGCGCCTCGGCCATCCGCTCGACCTTGTCCATGTTCTCGCGCGACATCACCTGGCTGATCTGCTTGAAGCGCGGCTCCCCGGTGGCGCGGCGTGCGGTCTGTGCCTCGTCGCGCATCGCCTGGAGGAACTGCGTGGCGCGCTCGCCCCCGGTCGGGGCGCGCAGCTTGTCTTGCAGGTACTGCGCGATGTCGGCCTCGTTCTGCGGCTGGGACTTGATCTTGTACAGGTCTTTCGCCATCCGGTAGTTGTTCGAGTCCCGCGACATCTGATCGGTGAGCAGGTCGCGGGTGTGCATCAGCCGACCGGCGCGGCCCGGTTCGGCCTGCGCGATCCGGTTGATTTCGTTGGTCAGCTCCGTCCTGATCTTCTGCAACTCCGAGATGCTGAACTCGGCAGGGATGCCCTGGTTCTTGTCGGTGAAGCGACCCAGCCCCGGAGCGAGAGGGTTGTTCGCGATTTCCTGCTGCTGCGCACGCGCGGCACGCTTCACGAACTCCTGCGCCTCGGTGCCGAGCAGGGCATCCTCGACATCAGCCATGAGCGGGATGCGCTCCGGCATGGCCGCGCTGTAGAGCGGCTTCGTGGCGGCTTCGCGCGCCGCCTCGTAGCGCGACTTCGGGACTGCGCCGCCCTGCACCGCCTTGCCTTTCCGGCCACCCTCCGCGATCTTCTCCAGCGTGTTGAAGTTGATGCCCTGGTTCACATCGTCAGCGGTGGTGTACAGGTGGCTGAACTTGCTATTCCGGCCCAACTGTTCGATGGCCTTCAACTCCGAGAAGCTGGGGTTGGCCGCATCGGCAACAGTCGGGTGATAGACCATGTCCTTGTTCGGCCCGACGCCGCGCTCCGCGAAGTCGATCGCTTCGTCCAAGCTGCGCTGCACACCGGCCAGAGGGCGCTGATCCCTCGTCAGGGTCTTCTGCAACACGGAAGCGGCCTGCACATCGGGCGAGCTGGTCACATTGCGGAGCGCCTGCCAACCCCGCTTGACGCCGTAGCCAGCCGCCCCGAGCGCGGGGCCGAGGACTGCGCCGACCGCCGCACCCTCCAGCGGGTCGCGCCCGAACATCCCCTCCGTCACCGCGCCCGACACCGCGCCACCCGAGGCGAGCCGCGCGGCGGGTGCGCCGTACTTGGCGACGATGCCGCCCTTCGGCAGCACGCGGGCAGCCTGACCGGCCTTGCCGATCGCCTGCGCGCCCTTCATCCCGACCTTGAAGCCGAGCCCGCCGGGGACGAGCGAGGTCACGATTTCCGAGCCGACGCGCCCGACTGTTCCTGCGGTGGTGTCGAGCAGCGCCTCGCGCTCGTCCTCGTCCCCGACCAGGTTCGGCTTGCCGACGAAGCCGCCGACTGTGTTCGCGATGTCCTGCAACGGGATCACCGCGCCGCGCAGCACGCGCTCGGTGGTGCCCATCCCCTTCACGCGCTCGTTCGCGGCGCGGCGCGACTCCGAGACCTTGCTGGTGCTCTGCGGGAGGGCCGACTGTTGCTGCGGCTGTCCCGACTGTTCCGCCGCGAGGCGTTCGAGTTCGGCAACCAGCCCCTCGTCGGTGACTTTCTGCTTGGGCATTTTCTGTTCCTTCCCCTTGGCGGCGAGCACCAGCGGAGCGTAGTTGGCCGTCTCCTGCGGCAGCGCCCCGCCGCGCTCGGCCCGGACAACAGCCGCTGGCCCCGCGTTGTACGCCTGGAGCGCCTTCACGGGGTCTTTGAAGCGAGCGTAGTTCTCGGCCAGCAGGAAGTCCCGCGCCACGCCCGACATGACCGGATCGCGCGGGTCGATCCCGAACGCGGCGGCGGTCTTGGGCATGAATTGGTCAGCCCCGATCGCGCCCGCTGGCGAGACTGCGTTCGGGTTCCCGCGACTCTCGACATGGCGCACTGCGGGGCCGTACTCGGCCATCGGGTGCGCCGGGTAGTTCCCCGACTCCAGATCGGCCAGAAGCGCGGGGTCAGTGACCTTGACGATGCGCCCCATGACTAGCGCGCCCCGGTGTCCATGTACCAGCTCCCGTCAGCACCCTTGACGAAGGTCTTGCCGTTGCGGACGACCGTGATCTGCTGCCCAGCGGCGGCGGCGCGCGGCGCGGGCGGGCGCGGCGCGGCAGGGGCCGTAGGAGGCGCAGCAGGGGCCGCAGGAGCCCCGCCAGGGGCCGCAGCGGGGGCGGCTGGGGTGTACTCCTGCCCCGTCACCGGATCGACCTTCACGCCCCGCGCCATGCGGTCGCGCGCCCGGGTCAGCACCTCGCGGTACTTGAGCATCGCGGGGATGTAGTCCTTCTCGCTCGACATCAGGCTGATGGCCTGGATCGCCTTGGCGGCGGCTTCGCCTTCCGCGTTCGACACCGCGCCAGCGCCCTTCATCTGTGCCACGCCTTGCAGGCGGGCCGAGGCCACAACATTTTCGTGAATGGGGATGTAGGAGGCGGTGTCGCTGCCCGGGATCAAGCGCAGGCCGGGGACGCCCAAGCCGACCGCGCTCTCCATCCCCGAGTGGGGCTTCTCGCCCTCCAGCAGGTTGCCCTGGGCGTCGCGCTTCCCGATGGCGAGGTCGATCGAGGCGATCGTGCCGTCGAGCTGGTCGAGAGACGCCGCCGCAGCGGTGGCCTTGGCGTCCGCCTTCTCGGCCTGGGTGCGGGCTGCCGCGTCGAGCTTGTCCTGGCGAGCGCGCTCGTCGGCGGTCAACTGTGAACGACGCCATTCCTCGGTGGCGCGCATCTGGTCGCGGGCCAACTGTTCGCGCTGGGCACGCGCCTCGCGGGCGTCGATCTGCTTGGCTTCGAGCTGGGCCATCGTCTCGGGGAAGCCGATGCCCTTCTGCCACAGTTGGTCGGCCTGCTTGCGCGCCATCGGCAGCCGCGACATCCGGCTGGCGATGTCCATGCGGCGGGCGTTCTCCTCCATCGGGGTCATCGGCACAGTCGTCGTGTGCTCGACAAAGTCCGTGGGGTCGTTGACCCTGGTCGGCTTCGGCGCGAAGGCGTCGTACTGGTCATCGAGCATGACCGACTGTTGCGAGCCCTTCTCGGTGTTGAAGACCTGATCGGCGCGCAGCTCGGGCATCCCGGCGTCCTGCTCGGCCAGCATCTGCGTCTGCGCGCTGCCGCGATCCGTGCCGTACTTGTTCGCGGTGTCGGTGTTCCCGTAGGTGCGGAACGACTTACCCGGCTTCCTGCCGGGGGTCGCGAGTTCGGCCTGCAACTGGTTCAGGCGGCGCAGCTCCTCGGCGGACAGCGCGCGGCGCTCGTCCATCACGCGCCCCTCTCCCATCATGCCCGCCGCGCGGGTCAGCGCCGCACCGACACCGCCGAGCGGCGCAGCGCCGGGAGTGAACCCGCGAGCAGCAACAGTCGGCGCGACGGCAGCGGCATCCTGGCGCTGGTTCTTGAGCGCGTTGAGCAGAGCTTCCGTCTCGACATCGAAGTCGAGGGACGGAGAGGAGTAGTTGATCGCCACAGTTAGCTCCCGCCGAGTCCGAACCAGGTTCCGCCACCGCTCTTGTCCGCCCCCGGCACGCCCCACTGCTGCGAGGTGGAGGGGGTGGGCGAGGCTGGCCCCCACTTGTTCCACGCCTCCGCGCCGAACTTGCCGAGCCCTTCACCGAGCTGGTTCCAACTGTTCTGCGTGGCGGCTCCGGCGTTCTGCCCGTACTCCAGCGCGCCCATCGCATCCATGCTCGGGCTGCCCGGTGCGCCGACGCTCGGGACATCGTAGTTCGGCTTCCCGAACTGTGCAAAGGTCGGCATCTGCGTGCGGTTCTGAAAGCCGTTCATCATCTGCTCAGTCACGCCGAGGTCGGCCCGGTTCGACTGGCGCAAATCCATGTCGGCCTTGAACCCTTGCAGGATGGCGTTCTGGTTGGCGCGCGTCTCGTTGTCGTTGATGCTGCGCTGCGCGTTGCCCCACGCCTCCCCGCTGCCGGTGCTCAGTCCCATCGCGGCGAGGCGCGAGTTCTCGCTCTGCCGCTGCTGGGCGAGGATCGGGTCTTGCAGCGCGCGGTAGGCGTTCATCACATCGCCGTTCACATCGAAGCCACCACCCAAGTCACCGATCATGTCGTTGCGCTTGCCGCGCAGGGCGTCAACTGTTGCCTGATCGCCCGCATTCAGCCCGATGGTCTGGGTCTGCCTGCCGGTGGTGGGATCGACGCCCCAGGTGCTCGAACCGAACGCGCCGGTCTGGTTGGGCCGGTTCAGGTCGAGCGCCTTCGTCGAGGCGTCCCAATTCTTGTTGAACTCGGTGTCAGCGATGGCCTTGTTCTGGTCGAGCGCCCACTGCGCGTTCTCGCGCGCCCAAGTCTGCTCCTGCTGCGCTTGCAACGCCTGCGCTTGCAGAGCCTGCGTCTGGGCCTTCTCCTGCGCCTTGCGGGCCTTGCTGCCCCCGATGAGGCTGCCTGCGAGGCCGATACCGCCAGCGATGAGTGCGGGAATCATGTTCGTTCTCCGGGGCTAGACGATGCCGCCCTTTTCGTAGACCCAATCCGTGCTGACCCAAGTCAGCTCGAACGCTGTTTGCACCTGCATACGAATGCTGGCCGCGTAGCCGATGCCGGTGATGAAGACCCACTGCTTGCTCGACAACAGTCCACCCGACCACACGGCGTCGCTGTCCCAGAGGTCTTCGTCCCAGATGCCGTACTTGGCCGAGGTGGGAGCCGCAGGGGCAGGCGTGCCACCGAAGGTGTAATCCATGTTCGCACGGGCGCGAAAGTTGAAGTCGCCTCCGTAGACGAACGACGGGCGGAACATCTTGAAGTGCTTGTTCTGTCCCTGCGCACCGAAGTAGCTGAACGACTGCTGCACCTCGGCGCGAACCGGCTCGCCGCCCGACTTGTCGAGCAGCACCCCGTCGAGGTAGCCCTCCAGCCCACGGTAGACCGTCTTGAAGCCGCCGAACATGACGCCCGACTCGAACTGTGACCAGCACGAGGCGCGCATCCCGATGAAGGTCGCCCACGCCTTCGTGATGGTGTTCATCACCATCTGAAAGTTCGTGCTCGGGTTCACGCCGGGGATGTTGACGATGAGCAAGTCCTGCGCGGGGTAGGCGATGATCTGCCAGCCGGTGCGGTACTGCCCTTCGCTCGCGAGGTCGCTGAACAGCCGCTGTACCTTGAACGAGAGCGTGTTGGCCGAGACTGACTCCTCTGCCGAGAGCAGCGACGACATCGTGACGACGCCGTACTGCGTCAGGATCGCACAGTCGCCACCGTACTTCGTCCAGCAGCGGCGGGTGAAGGTCTCGCCAGCTTGGTAGACGCCCTCCAGCCGCCACTTGTCGGGGTCGGTCGGGTCGTAGCCGCTGTAGATCGCGACCTCGCCGTTGTTCGAGATGGCGAGCAGCTTGTCATCGATGCCGGTGCCGCTGTCCGTCGTCCAGGTGCCGAGGGCTTGCAGATAGCCACCCTTGCCGAAGCAGCCGCCGAAGTCGAAGGACTTGGCGACGCCGTAGACCTGCTCGGGCGGCAGATACCAGCCGAGCGTGCTGTCGCGCTGCACCGCCCAGACGCGCTTCTGGTGGACGACCGTGTTGATGAGGTCTTCGGGGTTCACGCCCGACCAAGTGCCGACTGCGGTTCCGTCGCCCGCCACGAGCGGGGTGTAGCCGCTCGGGCCGTACCAGAAACCGCTGTCGATGCCGTTGAAGGCGAGCAGGTGGACGCCCGCAGCGTTCGCGAAGGAGGTGTGCTGCCACTCGGGGTAGGACGAGGGCGCAATCGGCGTGACCCCGGTGTAGTCGTCGGGGACGGTGACATCGAAGATGTTGGCCGCGTCCACGGCGAACAGCTTGTAGCTGCCGTCGCTCGCGTTGTAGGTCATCAGCGTCGCGACAGTCTCATCGAGCCCGGTCGCGTGCTCGACATAGCCCTTGCGCACCGTGCAGCCATAGGAGGCCGGGATGAAGTTGCGCAGGAAGATCGCATCCTGCGGCGGCATTGCCGGGAGCGAATCGTATGCGTTCAACCCCCCGACTGGTGCGGGAAGGCTGGTTCCTTCGGAGGGGCCGCGAGCCATGTCGTCCTACTGGCGGAAGCCGAAACCCGTGTCCGGTGCGACCGGCGACGGGAGGAAGATCGCGGGGCGCGAAATCTGGAGCACCGCCGCACCCTTGTCCTGCCCGGTCACATCCGAGAACGCGCGCAGGAAATCGGTCTGGTAGTTCGAGGTGTCGAGGCCCTTGGCCTGCCACACCTTGAGCTTGAGGAACTTGACCAGCAGCCAGAAGTCGAACTGGAGGATGTCGCCGTCGTCAACGATCAAGGCCCGGTAGATGCTCGGGTCGTTCTGCGTCTGCACCCAGCCGTCGCTGATGTAGTCGTAATTGATGCCGCCCGTGCCCTGCCCGTCAGTGCCGGGGGTAGGCACGAACTGGAACTGACGATCCTTGATGATGAAGCAGTATTGCGGCGCGAGCGTCACCGAGTTGGTGAGGTAGGCCCACGCGCGGTTCGAGACCGGGCCGATCACGCTGTATACATTCGACTCCTCCCAGAGCGTCTGGTTGAGGAGCTTGTTGAAGTCGGGCGGCAGCGCGTAGGTGGCCTGCCCGGGGATCAAGACCAGATTCGCGGTCTTGCGGAGGAACTGCCACTCGAACATCCGGCACAGCTCGTTGCCTGCCGCGTTGAGCAGGGCGAGCATCTGCACGACCTGCTCGTTGAGCGAGGCGGTCGCTTCCTTGGGGATGGGCAGGCCCAGCTCCCCCGAGGCTTGCCGGATGACCTGAATGGCAGTTCCAAGCACGGCTTACCCCTTGGCCTTTTCGGCGACATGAAGGGTCTTGTCCGAGGGCAGACCCTTCGAGTTCACGAGGACGCGAATCTGCGTCTCCATCTCCTCGACACGCTTGCGCAGCGCGACCTTCTCGGCATCCTCGGCGTCGGCCTTCGACTTTGTGAGCCATTCGGACGCCTGCTTGCGCAGCTCGTAGCCTCCCATGATGCGCGTCATGGCCGAGTCGGGCAGGTTCGCCAACTGTTCGACCGAGAGGATGTGCATCGCCTTCAACTCGGCCAGCAGGCTGACCTTGTTGAACAGGAAGGGGAAGTGCTCCAGCGGCGTGCCGCTCGACGCTTCTTCCATGCCGCGCTTCCAGGCGTCGTACCGCGCGCCGAACCGCTGGAGGTAGTAGCCCGACTTCACGGGCGCGTCGATCACGGTCAACTGTGACCCGGGCGTCCAGATCGTGATGAAGTCCACCTCATCGAATACGGCGCGGCCCGCCTCGGTGGACTTGCGAGGGTTCAGGATCGCGTCGCGACGGAAGCGAACAGTCAGCTTGTCGTCGTTGCGCCACCGCGCGGCATTCATGTCGCCGTCGAGGGTTGCGTTTGCGAGGGGGTTGAACTCGTCGGGGATCGGCGGAAGCAGATCGTTGGCTGACTGTTGCATGGTTATCCTTCTGTGCGATGGGATGTTGGGAAATCGTGAGCGAGCCATCGCTTGTCTCGCCCACAGGGGAAGGCTTAGGTCGCGCTGCGCACCGGCACCACCGACACGAGGAAGGTCGCGTTGGCGAAAGTGACAGCCGTTCCCGCAGCGTCGCAGGAGCAGAAAATCTGGTACTGCGCTTGGACATCGCTGTAGTCCAGCGCCTCGAACGAGAGCACCGAAGGGCGACCCGTGCCGCTGCCGCTGGCCGAGCCGCGCCAAGTGGTCGGCTGACCGTTCTTGTAGAGCGTCGCGGTGATTTCGCGGTTCGCGGCGAGCGTCACATCGGCGTTGACGATGATGCGGTTCGTGCTCGGGCCTGCGGTGCGAACGATGTCGCCGGTCGAGGGGTTGGTGATGAACTCCGGCGACTGCGCAACGATCGTGCTGCTCCAGTCGAGCAGTGAGTTCGCGAGACCGAAGTTCTTGACCGTGTTGGTGAGAATCTGGAGACCGCCGTAGGCGGGCGTCATGGTCTCAACGAAGTCGTTGAGGAACGCCCGCAGGATCGCCGGGGTGATCGCTCCAGAGGTGTTGTCGGGGAACGAGCTGGTGATTTCAGCCAGCAGCTCCGTCATCGTCTTGCGGGGCATTAGAAGCCTCCATCGAAGCCGTCGCTGAAACCACTCGGCGGCTCGACAACATTGATGACAAGCTGATCCCAGGGAATCGCGCCCGCGCTGTTTTCAGCGGTGCCGCGATACGGCCCGAAGGTGCCGCTCACAGTCGGCGTACCTTGGAGGGAGCAGGTGGGAAGACCGTCGTCAACGATGACGACGCCAGCAGGAAGCGGGGTGCCCGCCTCGAAGAAGATGTTGGCCGGTGGCTCACCCTCGAAGTCGAGCACATTGCTCATGGGGTACAGCAGCGGCAGGCCGCGAGTGGCGCGAACGGTGTGCGGGCGCGCGGACTCGACCGGGGCAGATGCAGACCCCGCATCGACCACATAGAGCCCGCCCAGCGGGCCGACACGCAGGCCACCGACATAGGAGTCGCCGGGGCTCACCGGCTGGCTCGCTTGGCACTTGAGCGCGCCCGTGGCGGTCACGGGTAGACCGTTCACATAGCCGACGATGGGGGAGCCGAGAACATCGATGCACAGGGCACCGTTGCTCATAAAGCCCTTGCCCTGATCGAACTTCTGCGGCGCGTTCGCGTTCACGCGCACGACGCCCTCGGGCGTCATGGCAACACCCCCGAGGCGAGGATCGCTCGCTTCGGGGGCGCTGGTCGTTACAACGAGGGCACCTTCGTTGGTGCGCAGGCCCGGAAGCATGGTGTGCTTACGGGGCCGGAGTCGTCCAAGTCAGCTTCTCCGAGCCTGCGGGCTGCCCGGTGCCGTCGTAGACGGGTTCCTGCGTCGCCGCCGCGCCAGTGCGCGCCACGGTGACGGTGTTCTTCGCGGCGCTGAAATCCTCGGGCAGCGGCTCGACGCTGGTCGCATCGAAGCCGTAGCCGACGAAGTTCTCCAGACAGCCGCGCGCAACAGCCGCGCCGTCCGCCTTGACCTGCGTCGCGCCGCCGATGGGGTTCGCGTTCGCCGTGCCGAGGCCGATGGCCTCACCGGAAAGTCCCAAGCTCATGTTCTGCTCCTCTGAGAACGCCCCACCCCGGAACTCCGGGGCGGGGCGTAGACGAAACTACTCGGTGATGCGGCCCTGGAACTGGAGGCCGCTGGCGGTCAGGTTGCCAGCCCACGCGAGGATTTGCACCTCGGCGTCCTGGTTGACCGAGTACCGGCGGTTCGGCGCGAGCGGAACCATGTTGCGCTGCGCGTGCGGACGCCACTTGAGGTACTTGGTGTTCAGGAAGAACGCCGTGCTCGCGGGGCAGTTGCCACCGATGCCACCGTCCAGAACAACATCGGCGTCCTGGTACTTGATCGACACGAAGCCGAGCTTGGCCTCGTCCGAGCTGGTGAACCGCTGGATCGCCTGGAGGCTGGCGATGTACTTGGCCCAATAGCCGTTGTCCACGACGATCAGGTCAGGACGGTCGCTGCCGCGCACGAGGCTGGCCCACATCGCGTTGAACACCTGCTGGATGTTCGCGGGGGTGGTGGCCGCACCGAGGTAGGTCGAGGCGTCGATGGCCTGCGAGCGCCAGAAGTTCCAGGTGGCGCGGTCGATGCCGCCGACCGTGCCGGTGGCCGGGTTCACCGGCACCTGCGCGTTGAGGCCGGTGACTTCCTTGCCGCCCGAGCCGAGACCGTCCGAGTAGATGCCCTGCGCGAGCAGGTTCGCCATCGAGGCTTCGGCCACAGCGATGCGCGCTTCGAGCAGGTCGATGATCTGCTCCTTGCCCGCGTTCTGGAGCTGTTCCAGACCGCTGATCGTCACCGGGCAGGCAGCCTGCTTGATGTCGTACTGCGCGGCGCTGATGACATCCTGCGCGGCGACCGGCAGGGTCTCGTAGCCGCTGTAGTAGCCGACATTGCCGTTCTGGGCGAAGGACAGCTCCTCGAAGATGACATTGCCACCGGAGAAGGTCTTGATGTTGCCGCGCTGCTTGAGGCGAGCGAGCAGTGCGTTGTTCTTGGTCACATTGTCCGCGATGATGCCGGTGCGGGACTGGATGGTCGTGGCGATGATGTCGCTCACATTCGGGAATGCCATTTGGGTCTCCTACGGAGTGGGGGGAACGGGGTTTTCCGCGCTCGGATCGGTGACAGCGGGAGGCTGTCCGATTGGCGGCTGCGGAGAGCCGCGACCCCTTCCCAGCCTTCCCTGGTCGCGAAGCACGAGGGGAGTCGGCTTGCCGTCATCGACGGTCTGCCCTTCACCGATGACCAGCTTGACGAAACTGTCGATGGTCACAGGCGCTCCCCTCCGAATGCCGCCGCGATGGTGCCGCGAAGGTCGGATGCGTTGCCGGTGCTGACCTGCTTGCCTGCGCCGCTCGGAGAACCCGTCACACTGACCGACGCTCCTTTCGCTGCCTGGGCAGCGCGGTGAGCTTCGAGAGCGGCAGCTTGCGCGCTCTGGTGTTGCTCGCGAACAGCGGTGGCCTTGAAAGCCCCGTCATTCATCCTGACAGCCTTATGGTAGGCGTCCTCCAGCGAGAGCGCAACACCCCTGCGGGCGTTCATCTCCACGAGGTCGGCCATCTCGCCGCGCAGCTCCTCGAAGTACGGGAACCGCTCGGTGTCCTGCGCCATCTCGGCAACAGTCAGGTCGATCGACTGTTGCACGCTCGCGCGCTCGCGCGCCTCCCGCTGCTGCTGGGTCTCCAGGAACTGCTGGATCGGGGCCAGCTTCTGCTCCAACAGTCGCTCGATGCTGTCCTGCTGCTGCACCGGCTCGGGGATGTTGCTGCCCGACAGCACGCTGTCGAGGGCGCGCAGGTCAACACCGAAGTTCTGGATGAGCTGCGCGACCAGATTGGCCTTCTGGAGCGGCGTGCCCGAGGCCAGCACCTGTTCCGTGCGCAGGAGCGCGTCGATCGCCGCCACCGGGTTCCCGCCGTAGCTGGCCTGGATGCGCTCACGGTGGGGCGTCATCACCTCGATCATGGCGCTCACCTTCTGGCGGGCGTCGGCGGACTCCTGCAAGCGAACCTGGATGTCCCGCTCGCGCCGCACGACCTCCTGGCGCACCTGGAGCGGCAACTGTTCCCAGAGCTTCTTGCTCTCGCCCTTCCACGACTGCGGCGCGCGATCCACCCGCTGCCGCTCGATCCGCTCCTCGCGCTCGGCAGGGGTCTCGGCCTTCTGCGCGGGCGTCTTGTCGCCCTCACCGGCCACAACCTCCTCGATGGAGGGCTTGGCGGGCTCTCCAGCGGCCTTCTCGCCCTCGGGTGGGGTAGTGGCACCGGCCTCGGCGGCGGGGGCCGCCACGGGCTCGCTGGCTGGCGCGGAGGACTCCGGCGCGGCGGCGGGCTCGGCGGAAACAGTCGAGACCGCCCCGGTGTCGGGCGGGGTCGAGTCAACAGCCGCAGACAGCGCGGCGCGGAGGTCGTCAGACGGTGGCATAGGTTTTCCTTGTGGTGGGTGAGGCTACTTCTCGATCTGACGCCGGATGGCTTCGCGGATCGCCGCGCGGTCAGGCGCGATGTTCTGGTTCATGGTGCGGATCGGGAGCCCCGCGAGGTCTGCCGTGGGCACGACATCGTGCCGCTTGCAGTGCTCGCGCAGCCCCGCGCGCCCCGAGTAGGTCTTGCCGTCGATGGGCGAGATGAAGTCGGGGAGGTCGGGGAAGATCGACGGGAACCGCTGCCCGCCGTGCAGCTTCGCCGCCGCCTCGGGAGGCAGCGGCTCGGCCTTGTCGTAGAGCACGCCGTCGATCTGGATGAAGGTCTTCCGTGCCATCTAGGGCTCCTTTCCTGCGTCCTTGCGGGCAGCAAGCACCATGTCGGCCATCGCCTTCTGGTTGGCGAGGATCATCGCCTGCTCGGCCTTCTGCTGGTCGATTTCCATGTCCTGCGCGGCCTTCTCGCGGTCGAGCTGCATCTGCTGCGCGGCCTTCGCCGCCTCGGTCTGCATCTCGGCCTGCTGCGCCTGCTGGTCGGCGGCGAGGCGAGCCTGCTGCATCTGCTGGTCGGCAGCGACCTTGACCTGCGCCTCCTCCTTCTTGAGCTGGATCATGGCCTGGGCCTTCTGCACCTCGGGCGGGGGCTGGTTCTGGGCCTGCTGCTTCTGCTGCTCCAGCTCCGCGACGATCTTCTTCATCGATTCATCGAAGACGCCTTCGAGCTGCTGGCTCCCCTTGAAGCCCGAGACCGCGAACTTCAAGGTCTCGAACACCAGCGGAGCAGCGGAGGGCAGCGCCTTGAGGGTCGTGGCCGCCGACTGGAGGAAGGTGGCGACGGCGTTCGTGAACTCGACCTTCTCCTGCTTCTGGGCCTCGTAGTCCACCATCCCGAGCGAGTCGGCCTGCACCTTCACGCGCCAGTTGAACTCGTCCTCCTCGCCCTTGATGAGCTGCATCGCGGCGGCGACGAGGGGCTGGTTCATCGCGTCGGGGGTGTTGGGCAGGTTCGACAGCCTGACGATGATGCTGGGGTCGAAGTGCTTGCAGATCAGCTCGGTCTTGAGCCGCAGGATGTCCTGTGCGAAGCGCGCGACCTCATCCTGCAACTTCTGGATGCGGGTGGACGCGAACTGCGCCTTGATCTTCTGCGCGCCCAGCGTCTCGCTGGCCTTCGTGTCGCCGCGCACGATGTCGCTGATGCCGGTCAGCTCGTAAATCTGGCCCTTGATGTCCTCGCGCGCCTGACGCAGCTTGTCGAGGGCGGTGATGACCTGATCGAGTGGGAGCCAGTCCACCGCGCCCTTGATCCCGCCCTTCTCGGCAAACATGGCCCAATTGTCGGCGGGGACGAGGGTGTTCTCGATGCCCTCTTGCAGCATCTTCTGGACACCGGACGAGCTGGAATCGTATACGCCGACGACCTTGCACGCGGCCACGAGCAGGCTGATGCGGTTGTTGACCTGATTCAGCTCCTCGTACTGGTCTTGGTAGAGCGCGTAGTCGGCGCGCGGGACACAGTTGGAGGTGGACATCGTCGCGAACAGCGGCTTGGGGCAGGGGAAGAAGTCCTCCAGTCCCAGCGGGTCGTCCTTCTCGTCCAGCAGCTTCGGGTAGCCCTTCGACAGCCAGATGACCTTCTCGCCCTCCCTGTCCCACAGCTCGTAGATCACCGCCTGCTTGAAGGTCTGGTTCGCCGGGGTGTTCTCGGTCGCGGTCGAGTTCTCGTCGGGCTTGTAGTCGAGCGGGATGAGCTTCGCCGTCTCCTCGCCAAAGCGTTCGACCAGCTTGTCGTAGGTCATGTAGACCCGGCGACCCGCCCAGCGGCATTCCGTCCATGTGCGGCAGGGTGAATACAGAAAGTCGGCCCAATGCACATGATCGATGCAGACCTCCTGCTCGCTGATCTGCTCGTAGGTGGACGCCTGCTGGATCACCTCGCCGGTCATGGGATCGACCGCCTCGGGGAGTTCCTTCTCCTCGGTGTCGGTCTCCAGCCGGAGCCACGCGCAGCCGATGCCGGGGACGAGACGATCCTCGACCGCCTCGCGCATGGTCTGGTCGAAGTCGCTCTCGCGCTCCTCCATGTCCTGCATCACGGCGTTCTGGAGCAGGTACGCGGCGAGCCGCGCGGGCTCATCGAGGTACTGGTTGAAGCGGCGGGTGATGGCGACCTTGGGGAGCTTCGCGTAGAGCACGCTCTGCATGATCCCGACATTGGCCGTGAAGATGTTGAACTTCCGGTACTCGGTCTGACGCCCGTCGCGGTCGTCCAGGTACTCCTTGACGATGATCTGGCCTGCCTTGTGGAACTTCTCCAGCTCCTTCTCGGCCTTCACGACCTCCTCGCGCCACCGCTGGTAGCGCCCCTCGGGCGTCCGATCGGCCTCGGAGGCCGACTTGATCTGGGTGGCGGTGTCGGCCATTACGCGCCCCCGGCCTGCGCGTTGCGCAGCGCCCACGCGATCGCGCGGGCACGGGTGGCGTCATCGATGCTGGCCGCAGGCCCCTGACGCGCCTCGCGCTCCTGCAACAGCGCCTGGGCCGAGGCCGGGTCGGTGCCGTAGTAGCCCGGGTCGATGGCGCGGCGATGGAGCGGCGCGGGAGCGGCCTGAGGCGGCAGGGCGGGCATCTGGGCACCCGGCTGCGCCATCGGGTTCATCGCCTCGATCTGCTGGGTCACGGCGGGGCTCTGGCCCGCGACCTGCTGCACGCCCTGCTCGACGGCGCGCGGGCCGGAGAGCAGCGACGAGAGGAAGTCACGGAGCGAGGAGTACGCCGGAGCGTACATCTGCTGGTTCGTCATGGGACGGTTCATTCGGGTCTCCGGTCGTGGGAGAGTGGGAGGGGCGCTCGGGCTGGACAGCCCGCACGCCACATGGTAGCGCCTGCCGGGTCAAATCCTCAAGGCTCCCCGCCGACCACGGTTGTCCACCTGCTCCCACAGCTCGTCGAGGCACGCCTGCTGCACCGTCTTGAGCAGCGGGGCCGAGGCGGGCGCGGCGGGGCGCGAGATGGAGCCGAGGCGACGGCCCATGAGCCCGAGCGCGTCCACCGCGTCATCGACCCCCGTGCCGGTGGCGTTGGGGAAGCGCAGCAGCTCCTCGGTGAGCCACGAGGCGAACGGGGCGTCGGCGGGGTAGTGGACGAGGCCCCGCTTGAACGCGCCGCGCAGCGCCGCCGCGCGGGTCTCCTTGTCCTGCCCCCGCATCGGCAGCATCTTCCAGTTGACCGGCACCTGGGCCGTGCGCGCCCGCGTGGCGACGAGGGGCGTGAACACCTTCGCCGCATTGTCGTCGTCGATCAGCCACTCGGCGGGCCGGTAGGTGCTGGAGAGCGAGACCACGCGCGCCGCGCTCGCGTCCGGGTCACAGCGCGACCGCTCGCCGTGGACGATGTCCCACGAGCCGTCTGGGCCGACCGCGACGATGAGGTGAACGGTGTAGTCGCCGCTGTTGATCGACAGCGCGAGGTCGGTCATGCCGTAGAGCGTGTAGGGGCGCGGCGCGGACGACTCGGGCGGGGGCGAGAGCAGCGAGAGCGGGGGCGCGGGCCGGTGCAGCAGCTCGGCAGGCGAGACCCAATCGCCCGTGGACGACGGCGGCTCCTGCATCCAGAGCGTGCGCCAGATGAAGTCGTCGCGCTTCTTGTCGTGGAGGTAGTCCTCCGTGTAGAACTCCGGCCACATCCGCTGACCCGGCTGTGTGCGACCGAGCAGGTCGGGGGTGGCCGGGGAGACCTCGCTCGTCGCCTCGGCGGTGAACTTGAGCACGCGCAGGCGCACGCGGGGGTTGTCGAGCGAGCGTTGGATCGTATACCCGATGATGTCGTTCGCGTTCAGCCGCTGCCCGATCACGAGCAGCTTCCCCCGAGGGGTCAGGCGCGAGAGCAGGTCGGACTCGAACCACTTGCGCAGCTTCACGAGCTGCGACTCTGATTGCGCGTCCTCGAACGAGGCGTGGATGTCGTCGCAGATCACCCAATCGGCCCGCTTGCCCAGCACCCCGCCCGACGCGCCGACCGCGAAGTAGCTGCCGCCCGCCGTGGTCTTCCAGTTGTCCTTGGCCCGCGTGTCCGTGGCGACCCTGGTCGGCAGGTCGCGCTGGTACTCGGCGGACTCCACGATCCCCTTCACCCGCCCGCCGAAGTCGGCGGCCAGCTCGGCGGCGCGACTGACCGAGATGATGCGTGCGTCGGGCTGTCGGCCCATGATGTAGGCCGGTGCCGCGATGGAGATGTAGCTCGACTTCGCGCTCGCGGGCGGGCTCATCACGACGAGGACATCGATGTCGTCGTTGATGAGGTCGTCCACCCCCCGGCAGATGATCTGGTGGTGCAGCGCCGGGTCGAAGGGGGTGTAGGTGCGGGCGAACGCGGCGAGGGAGGTGAGGGCCTGCTCGCGGCGCTCCAGCTCCGCCAGCATCGCCGCCATCTCCGGGTCGAGGGTGGGCAGCTCGGGCGCGGGCGTGGGCGTGGGCGTGGGAGGCAGGAGCCACGACGGGATCGGCTCACCCATCGATGGCCTCCTCGTCGCCGGGGTCGCCGTCGTCCACGCCGAGCAGGAACGAGGGCACCGAGGCGAGGTCGGAGGGGTGCTCGGAGGGGTGCTCGGGCGACGACAGCTCCCGCATCCCCTGCGCGAGCGATAGCTGCTCGGCCAAGGCAGCACGAATCTCGGCGCTGGACAGCTTCGTCAGGTCGAGCGTGGTCGCGGACGAGGACGAGTGAAATGTGCCGTTGATGGTGCTGGTCTGCTCGACCTTCTTCACCTCGCCGTACTTCTTCCGGTTGGCGACCGCCATGCGGTACTTCCGCACGGCGATCATCAGGCTCGACCGCTGGACATCGCTCGGGGTGGGGTTGCCGTCGGGGTCGAGCCCGTCAGCGATGCGAACGAGGTCGTCAGCCGCACAGTCGGCCCAGAGGGCTTCCGCGACCTCGAAGGCGCGGCGTCGGCGGGGGTCGCGGTAAATCCATGCGCGGAAGCGACCGGGCCAGAGCCTCGAATGGTATTCACGACAGAACTGGTCGAGGGTGTCGCCCGAGGAGATGCGCTCCAGCGCCGACTCGAATGCGATTTCAAATGTCTTCAATTCGAGTTCGCGCATCTGCGGCGTCATCTCGCTGACGAAGCGCGGGAAGGCGATCACCGACGAGGGATCGGACGACGATGGCGAGAAAGGAGGGCGGCCCATGTGCGCGAGTATATGTGGACAAG